GCATACAGAGGACAAGTAATGTTTGGCAGTCCTGCACCCTTTTGCGTAATACCTTCTGTGCTATTTGCCATTTTGATATAGTTGGCCAGTTTGGGAAGGCGCAACGAGCCGGACACCTCATCCGCCACATAATAAGGGCACTCCCCATAAGTAGTAATGGCAGAGTCATATTCGGCCTTTGTTTTGCATAGTTCAGGGTGACTTTTGACCCACATGTAAAAATCGGGGTACAGCGTGGAGGCATTAGCGTAGTATTCGCCCGTCCAAAGCGGCAAACAGCCGGGGTTGTCTTTGGCTAATAAGGACTGGCTCCACACTAACTGCCCGATAGAAAGGCCACGGGAATTTTGCGCGCCGGATAGGTCTGCGGGGATTTTATAGGGTACGTTTCCGACATCTAAATACCCAATTTCCGGGCTGGTAAAATTGTGCATTTTATCGCCGCCCTCGGTTAAGCCGGACACGTCCACTTTATCCCACGCGGGGGTAAAAGTTTCCGTGTATTTGAGGCCGGATGTAACAATAATGTTTGCCATTTTGCCGACAAACGCATCGTGCAAAGTAGTATCGCTGTCGCCTGTGATAGAGCCGCCAAACAGTAAGCGCATAGAGCCCATTAGTTGCAAATAATGTTCCGCTACTTTGGTGCCGTTCACGTACAAATTGACTTTGTAATTAGACGCACTGTACTCATACACGGCGGCAATATGCACCCAGCCGGACTGGTCCGGCAAAGTTACGGTGGTTGTTTGGTCGCCGCTTCCCGTAAAATCAAAGTACAATTTCAAGGAAATGTTGTTGCCGCCGGACACTACCACCGGGGCCACGCCGTAAAAGTTATTGTAGCGGCTGTTGCCGAAAAGGTGGGTAGTGCCCGCGTTGCTCCAGCCGTCCAGTTTTAGCCAGTATTCAACGGTGTGACTGCCTGTAAAGGCACTTCCTGTGGTAAATTTGAAAGCCGTGCCGGAAAGCGTAAAGCACGGGTGTCCGTCCACAAGTCCGCTCTTCCAGTTGGAGGCCCCTATTTCAGCCAGCAAAACCGTGCCTAGTTTGTTTTTGTCATAGAAATACCGGGTGCCTACTCCGGGAACATATAATAATTCGTTTGCCATTTTATAACTCCTTAACGTAAAGTAAGCACTTTGTTGGTGCTGTCATAGGTAGCCGTTAAACTACTGCTACTGCCGCCGCCCACGGCGGAAATGGTCCCATCCGGCGCGGCCGTGATAGTTAAGCCGTCCGGCTTTACTTTACCGGCCACGCTGGCGGTAGCCACGGGAACATCCGTAATAAAGCCGCTATCGTTTTGCAGTTGGCTGGTCTTGGTCGGCACGGTCGGCAAGCCGGAAATTTCACTGGCCGTGTGCGTGTGGCTCGCGGCCGCATAACTCCCCGCAGTCTGTTTTCCGTCCAGCGCGTTTTTAAGGTCGGTTTGGTCGGCAAGCGTTCCGCCGATATTTCCCCACTCGGCACTTCCGCCGCCACCCCCGCCGGAGGGTTTGGCCCACGCTACGCCGTCGGCGGTCTTTTTCAAGAAAAGCCCGGTTGCGCCGGAAGGCAGGGCATCCTGTTTGCCTGAAATAGCGGTGCGAATGTCCGCGTGCGCATCCGTGTTTTGGTTGTGCTCGCTAATAGCCGTAGCAATACTAGCCGCGGCCGTTTCGGCGGCGGCTTGTGCTACTTGCGCGCCCTCCAAGGCCGACTGGGCCGTAACGGAGGCAGAGGTAGCAGTATCAGCACTTTGTGCGGCGGCCTGTGCCTGCGTGGTGGCCTCGGTAGAGGCGGCCGCGGCCGTGGCCGACGCAACAACCGCTTCACTGGCAGACCCGGCGGCAGAGGTAGCAGCCGTTTCGGCGGCTTCTTTGGCGGCCGTGATAGCGTCCATATACGCTTCGGCTGTTTCGGGCGCACTTTCGCTTACGCCCGTTTTAACCGCTCGGCCCACTTCCTCTTTGATTTCCTGTACCGCGTATGTCAATTTGTCGTAGCCGCTTTCCAGTTCGGCCGCGTCAAGCGCATGACCTACATGTAAATCAATTTCCTGTGTTAGCGGCGTTTGGCGCACTAATGTAATGGTGTACCCGGTTGCCAAGGGCTCCAACCCCGAGGCAACAGTAGGATAGGTTAAAGCGTTAAGTGCCGTGTTAATAGCAAAATTGCTAGTAACATTTGTTTCAACGCCGTCCGGGTCTGTTACCACTACGCGCAAGTGCGAGGCAGATAACAGAGGAAAAGTAATACCGAATACACGATTACTACCGTTCCCTGCATACGTCAGTTTGACTGTTGTGTTTGATACCGTCATTTTTAATTACCTCTCTCTTTCTTAGGCCGCCGCCGATACAAATCACGCGGGCGCGGCGTGCTACCATTGAAAACGTAGTCATACGCATTAAAAAACCACGTATTAAGTTGGTTAGGATAAGGAGCCAAATAACTGGCCGCCTTAGCCACCGTTTCGGTTGCGTCTTGGCCTTTCTTTTTGCCGCGCACGTAACCGCTCACAGCCTCGGCCGGGCGCAAAATCATTTCCTCTAACGTGCCAGAAATGGGGGTTGGCCGATAGCCAAAACTTTGCCACCCCATCGCCTTGGCCAGTAGTACGGGCAGAATATCACGCACGCCCACAAACATACCGCTCACGTTATCCACCAGGCCGCTAAACCACCATTTGAGCAGTTCGTCCGGGCTTAAATCGTCCGGCCATTTCCCGGCAAGCAGTTGGCTTACAGTGTGCCACACCAGGAGGCGGCCTCCCACAAATCCGGCGTAGCGGATAGCATCGTGTTCCTCTAACAGTAGGCCCGTTTCAAGGCTCCAACGGTTAAATTCGTTGTTCATAAACGTAGCAAACATTGTAAGGCACCGCACAATGGCGTTTCGGTTGCGCATAATCTCAGCCGCGTCGTAGCGTCGGCCGGAGCCCAGCACGCGGTTAATCAGCATATCCGCGCGGTCAATGGCAATACGGTCGGCCTCTTTTTCGTTTTTGCCCTCTTTTGTGGCCATATCAAACCACTTATTGTAGGCCGTAACCCACATAGGAATAGCAAAGAAATCGTCCGTGGCCACCATAGCGGCATTGGTAAATTCCAAAAGCATACTATCCTCGCCGAAAATGTTTGCCTTACGCAGTTGGCGCATAGTAACGTCGTAGTTCTCGCTCTTATCTTTCATCATGGGCGACTTGCTAAACACATACGCTTGCAGTTGTTTGGCGTGTTCCATACCTAACAAACTTTGCGGGCCGTATTCGCTCATGGCCAGGGCCACGCCTTTGAGTACGTCTTTACCTGTAAAGCCCTCCACGGCGTTGGTAAATAACCACGGGTTGGCTAAGTTTTCAATAATCACGCTTGACTTCCCGGCCAGTACGGCAATAGTGGTATGTTTGCGTAGCCACTCCACTGTTTTATTAATTACGCCGATTCCGCTTGTTTCCTGGCCGCCCGTAGCGATCATATTAAGGTGCGCTTTTAGTAAGCCGTACCCGTTGCGGCCGAGGTTTTTAATCAGCGTTTCGCGCATATAGTCGTTATCTAATAAGCGGCGCAAGTCCACCACAACCGGGCGAAAATACAAGTCGTGTATAACTTCGGTCATATGCCGCTCTACCAGGTTGAGGTTAAGGGCTAAGGGTTGGCGCACGTCTTTGGCACGGGCCTTTGTGTGCCCTTGCTTAGTAGTGGCCGCCCATGCCTGGTTGCTTTCCGTGTAGAGCGGTTGGGCCAAATACTCCTCGCGCTCGGCCCAGCGGCTCCCGCGCCAGTCGTATTTAATCGGGTAATATCCGCCGCGCAGTTGGGCTGTTTTTCCGTCAGCCGTCGCAATAGCAAACGACAGCGGCTCCACCTTGCCCGGTGTAAATCCCGTTAGCATTTGGTGCATTTTGCTCACTTCGCCCCACGGCTCATTGATTAAATCCCAAACGCCCTGTACAAAATCCCAGTCCTTTGCGGTGAGGTTGTTGCGTAAAAGGCGTTCTACGCTTTCTTGCGTCCACTCATTTGTAGTTCCGTCCGGGTTTTTGAGGTATCTAAAACCGACTGGCGGATTATCAAATAAGCGTTTGCGGTTTTGCTCGTTCCCCATGTTAAGGGCCATAGCAAGCAAGCGTTCTTTGGTACACTCGTCGCCCAGTTCCGGGTGGTATTTTTTGGTAGTAAAAATTTCCTGTAACTCGTCTTGCGTATAATGCTCGTCAATGAGTTTTTTATAAGCATCCTTAAACGCGCGCAAGTGTACACTTTCCTTATCGGCGGCCTCTTTGGTCGGCTTGCCGAAAAGGTCGTACATAAAGCCGAAATCGTGGTAGCCGTCGGCTTTGTGCAGTAGGGTATCTAACTTTGTCATGGAGTAAAAGTATTTTTCCATACCGCTAAAAAACCCGTCCTTTTCCGGCTCCACTTGGTCTTTGAATTTTTCACGCGTTTTTTGCGAAATGGTTTTGCTGAGGTGTTGCGACACCATAAAAGCCAAATCGCTAATCGTTTTGTGGCGGTGCATACTAAACAAACGGTTTTCAAAATTGGCCGTGTGGTTAATGTTTTTAAGCGCATCTACCACTTGTTGCAAACTGTCAATAGACAAATAACGCCAGTCCAAATTGCGCGATTCGTTAGTAATCCAGTCGGGTATCATTACACCGTCATAACCCAGTTCTTTATAGCGTTTGGCCCACTCACCTAAACTTTCCATTTTCATAGACTGGTCATAATCGTTGCGGGCGTAGCCGAGGCGGAAAAGCAAGTCGGCCATTTGCAAATAGTGGTCTTGCTTTTTAAGCAGTTGTATTTTTTTGCGTTGAAAGTATTTCATACTTTCTTGCAAACGGCGCAGTTGCTTACTAATACGTACGCTTTCGGCCGCGGCGGCCGCGTTAAAAAGTTCCTCCATTTTTGCCTGTGCGGCGGCATCGTAGTCCTGCCGGGCAAGTGCGCGCGCGGCGCGGGTGGCGGCGCGTTTTTGGGCCGTGTAATACGGTGAAAAGCGGGCGGCGATCCGCGCGGGCTTAGAGTGTAGCCACTCTCTTGCGGCCTTTTTGGCCATGGCCTTGGTTTCTTGGGCGCGCTGTACGCTGGCCGTGCGTTTGAAGTTGAGGAACAAGTCGCGCTCTAAGGCCAGCACATCCAGGGCCCGGTCATTTGACAAGGCCTCGGCTTGTGCCCGGCGCAAGTCGCGCATATCCGAACTAAATTTGTACTTTTGCATCCGCTTTTCGGTTTCGTCATCTACGGCCTCTCTAAACGGTTTTAAGGCTACAAACTCCTCGGCCATTTGTGTAGCCGTCATCCCGTTGTTTTCAGCAAGCACTGTCCACAAAGTACGGTCGGCCTCGCTTAGCAAATTGGCGTGAAAAGCGTGCGCCAGTTCCTTAGCACTGGCCAAATTGTTAGCGTCGGTTTTGCCGTGGTCTTTGGCGTACCGGCTTTCTACAAAGTGGCTTTCCACAATGTTGGCCAGTTGGTAATCACTCCGGGCGGCAAGTTCCTTTTCCACGTTTTCATATTCGCGTTCGTAAGCGTATATTTCTTTTTGCTTATTAGTGTAATCCCACTCCTCATGTTCCTCTTTCATAATTTGGAGCACGGCGGCGTTGTGCGCGTCCTCGCGCAGGCGTTCCAACCGGGCCACATCCTCGGCGGAAAGTCCGGGAGTTTTGGTAAATGGCTCATACGTGCGCTCACGTTCGGCGGCTACAATTTCCTCCTCGGTGGCCAACATACGGTCAAACACGCGGCGGATGTCGTCGTTTAGTTCTACGCCTAGTTGCTTTTTGACGTTTTTATACACACGGAGCATCCAGCGGCGTAGGCGGCCAAAAAGCCGCTCCATTTCCAAACTGGGGGATTTACCCTCGCGTAAATAGGCCTCAAAACTTTTCGCAAATTTCTCATGTTGTTCGCGGGTTAGTTCCTTTTGGCCCTCTTTAATATCCAGGTACTTAGCAAGCGGCTCAAAATCTTTTTTATAGTTTGCATCCGCAAGCCCGCTGTTTAGAAATCGCCAGCGTTCATTAAGCCAGTAGTGTGCCAGTTCGTGCGTAAGTGTAGAGGCGTTAGCGTCCGGCGTCAGCGTAATCGTGTTGGTCAGTTCGTTAAACATTCCGCGCGCGCGTTGTCCAGCGCGTTGGTAATATAGGTTAAGAATATCTACCGCTTTATCGTCAAAGATGACATAGCACTGGCCGTCCTGGCGGCCGTTGTAAGTGATACCTTTAATGCCAATTCTATTTAACCAACCGCTCACAAAACGAGCACCTAGGTCTGCCCGGTCTGGAAGCCCTGTTTGCGCGTTTCTTACTGACACTAACCCGTTGTACAAACTCCACCCTTGCATTTGTTCACCGTAAATAAAATTTTGCAACACGCGGGCGTTTGTATCGGCAAGGGTTGCCGTTTTTTCGGCGGCAAACTCCAATCCGTCGTTCGCAACAGCCCGCTTAAACTCAGCCAGCAATATATCTTGTATGTGTTTGGGTTGTTGGTTAAAAGTTTTGTTCTCATCCAACAATAGTTCGCTTTCCGGGATTTCCACCTCGTAAAGTTTGCCTTTTTTGAAAGTAAACTTTTTGGGGTCTAGGCCCTCTACTATGCGCAAGAGTTCGGCGTAATGCTCGGCGGATTTTTTATTTTCCGCCGCGTATTTTTCATTGTCTTTCCAAAACTTGGCATAAAATTCGCTATCGTCTTTGAGTTTTGCTAACACGCGGGCGGCTTTGTCTTTACTGCCACGGTCATTAACATAATCCAACGCCTCGCGCATAATGCTTTTATCGCCTGGCAAGTATTCCTTTCCGTCGTAAATCAAAACATCATCAGGGCGCGGAATACCACGCGAAAGTTTCTCTCGGTAACGTTCGGCCGTTTCTTTATTTCCGGCAAAATACAGGCCCCAGCCGTGCGCTTGCGCACCCTCGCCTGTACCGATAGCAGACAGTGCAAACTTGTCAAAAACGTGTGGCGAGCCGTGATAAACGGCCTGGAAATAAACATTTGCATTGTTTTCATCAAACGTGCCCCTGTTATAGACGGACTTTATTTGCGTGGGCTCAAATACAATTATTTCTTGCAGTTCCCCGTCATAACTTTTTACCAAATCGTCCATTTCTACAAATACACCGTCGTACCCCTGTTCTTGTAATTTTCTAGTAAACGACTCGCTTTCAAACTTGGAAAGTATGTTATGTGCGTCCTTGGATTTTATGATATACGGGTTTTGCACGCTAAGATAAACAGGCATTACGCGCCCGTTTTCATTGGGTACTTGCTTAAACTTTTGCCAATCCCGCGAGTACATTGCGGCTAATTCTTGTTGCGGAGTAAAATAAAAACCTTTTCCTCTATATCCGTAGTCGGTTTGCGCGCCTATTTTTGATTTATCAAAACTGGAAAAGTCCCCCTGTTTTGTCCCGTGATACACCACAAGCGGCTTGCCATTTTCATCCACCACTTTGCTGTTCTTAAACCACTTCTTAAACGCGGCTGAGTTCGGGTCGGTTTTGGCATTTTGGGCCTTGATTTTTGGGTTTTTATTGGCTATACTAATAGTACCGTTTGGCCCAATAGGTTCCTTTGCGGAGCCGATTTCGCCGGTAGTCCGGGAGTTTTCCCGGAGAGGTAAGGCGGCCTCCCAAACGGTCTTTTTATTGTCAATTTTCCGCCGGGGCATAAGCGTAGTTACTTTATAAAAACCGTTTCCCGGTTCTAACTTAATTGCCACGGTATGGTTTAGTCCTACCTTTCCCGTCAGCAGTAAAGACCCGTCATTTCCGCGTTGAATAAGTGCTAGCCGTTCCATAACCCCGTCAATAAACTCAATCGGGTTATCATAGCCCAGTTTGCCTATTTGTTCCAGTCGGCTCATAGTTTCACCTTTTTTCACAACGGACAAATGTTTGAGTAGCGAGTTATACACGCGGATTTCGCCGGGTTGGATGTTTGCGGTTTGTGCAATTTCCGGGCTAATCACGCCATGTGCCACACCTCCCCATTTGCTTTTTACAAAAGCATTATCCGGGGCAGATGGGTCAAATTGGTTTAGCGCATTGATTTCTTGGAATAAATCCGCGTTATTGGATGTTTTTCCGTTTTCTAGTTTGTCATTCAAATATTCATATAACGCCTGTGTGGGTTTGCCGATAAACGTAGTACGTGTGCCTAATCCTTTTTCAGTTCTGGCGGCTTTGCTTCCTATTGGGTCCACCTCTACGATGGCATAAGTCCCATTTATACGGTTATCTATACGCCTGTTTCGCGGGTTTTCCACAATTTTAATACTTACAATACGTACTTTCTGTGCGTCCTCCACAAGTTCTCGGTTGCTTTCTTCCATTTCGTCCAACCAGGAAGATACCCTGTTTTCCTCTGCCATCGTTGTATCTTTGAGAGCGTGAGTTCCTTTGGGGTTCTTAAATTCGTATGTAAAATTAAATGTAGTAATATTTCCAACGTCGCCTATTTCGCGCGATATTTTTACTCCTGTATTTCTGCTTTGACCGTTTTGGAGTGGCGTTGTGTATGCAAATTTACGCGTGCCTTCTTGTATTTGGTGTACGTTAGAAGCATTCAATCCATCTTGCGTTTTGGCAGGTTCCATCGGGCCAAAATCAAAATTGCTCGCCATAAGTGCCTCGGCGTTAATGTTATGCTCGGCCAGTACGCTTTCGCTCGGTTTCATTCCGTCCTTTACTGCCTCACGCAGTAAAAAGTAGTGCAAGTTTTTAAGCGCGCGCGTTCCGCGGTCTGGCAGTTTTTCGCCAAATTCTTTTTCAAAAAGTGTCTTAAATTGCCCGCTATTGACGTTCAAAATGTCATTAAGCCGCTTGTTGTAGCGGTCGCGTTTGGTAAGGGGAATGTATTTACCCACTTCCTCATTTACGGCCGCTATTAAATCCGGCACGTCGGCCGTAGTGGCCCCGGTGTCCTCTAAGTTGATAAGTGAGCCATAGCCGTTTTCCTCCAAGTATTCTTGCACGGCAAGGGCGGCCTCGTAAAGTTTCATCCCGTTTTTATTATTTACCAGGCCGTAAATGTTGCTTTCCTTGCGCCGCCAGTTTTCCGTTTCCCCGGCCCAGTCGGTATTTTCCGTTGCCACGCCGCCACGTTTGAGCAAATAGTCAATAATCGGCGTAGCACCGCCTTTTTCCTGGGCGGCTAAGGTTTCCTCGTTTTGGGTGAGCGCGTCTTTGATTTTGGCGTACACTTCTTTTGCCTGGTTAAAGGCCTGTTGTTGTTCCGGCGCAAGTTGCGTTTGCACAGTCGGCAAGTTCAAATGTTCGGCAAATTCGGCAAAGTCCTGGCCGCGTTTTTTGGCCTCCACTACCGACATGCGCGCCATCAGTTGTGCGTTGGCCTCTACTTGTTTTTGCCACTCCTCGGCCTCAATTCCGGCCGGAGGTACGGACTGGGCCAAAACATTCGTCCAGGTTTGCGTGGCGGTGTCTAATTCGTCCTGTTTAATCTGCCCCTCTTTGAGCATTTGTTCGGCTTGCTCGTTGACGATTTTGGCTACTTCCTGTTCCTCGGCGGCGAGTTCGTTTTGTGTGCGGCCCTCCGGGCTAATTTTAATATCCCGTTCTAAGGCTTCGTATATCGGCTTCCCGGTCAGTTTGCTATATAACTGGCTTTGCACGGCCCAGGAGGCGGTTTTAATTTCAATATCGCCGCCCGTGGCTTTTGCCTCGTCGTATTGCCCGGCGGCCTCCGGGCCGATGGCTTGTAAAAACTCGCGCGGGTCTATATTGTTTTCCTCGGCCACGCGGTCAATAGCCGTAATAGGAATATATACATTTTCTATCGGCGTGCCGTTGGTTTGGCTGGCTAAAAAGGAGATTGCCTTATCCGGGGAGCGTTCGGTAAGTTTTAATTCTTTCACACCCTCGCCAAGTTGTTTGTATAACTGGCCTACGCGTGCGGCCTCTTTTGTGGCGCGCATGTGGCGGTGGAAATTGCCCCCAAAACCGATAAGCCCTAATGCGCCGGAGCCGACGGCTACCTCATCCATACCCTCTAAACTCTCATCCATTATGCCGCTAAACGTGCGGCGTTCAAAGGGTTGTCCGCTAGCGGCTTTGGCGGCTTCCTCGGCGGTCAGTTGTACCACGTTTTGCATATACTCGGTAGAGGTTTCGCTCGCGGTAGTAATAGCCCACTGCTTAGCGGCTTTGGCAAAAGTTTGGCGCAAAGTCAGCCCCTCAAAAGCGGCGGGGTTGCCCTCAATGATTTTAATAAGCCCCTCGGCTCCCGGCACCTTAGCAAGCGTTTTTCCCAGCGCGCCTGACAAAGATTTTCCTACAAATTTGCTCCCTATTTTCCCGGCCAGTTTCCCGGCGGGTTTTAACACGCCGCCAATAAAGATTAAATCCCCGGCCGTTTCCAGTGCGGCGTTAATATAGCCCACCGTGCGGCTTGCCTTGTCGGCAAGTTCCACGGGTACGGGGTTGCCGTTTGCGTCGCGCAAGTTACGTAAATCACCATACGCAAGCCCGCCCTCCATATCGTTGGCATACTTGGCCATCCCGGCCACATATCCGCCGCGTGCGCCCCACGTGGCCCCGGTAATAGCACCCGGCACGGCTCCGGCACCTAACCCGGCCGCTCCGACACCTGCGCCTACCGCGCCGCCTACGGCCGCGCCTCCGGCCGTTCCGGCAATAGCATCGGGCTGGCTTAGTAAAATTTGCGTGGCAAATTCCGTCGCGTGGTACGGGGCGCGTGCAAACACGCTCCCGGTAGGGGCGGCCAGGTCGGCAATTTCCCGTTCCAGCAAGGCAATTTCATCATCATAGGCCGTGCCGTATGTTTTGGTTTGTAAATCATATTCGCGTTGCTTAATACGCAAGTCGGCCAGAGTGTCTTGTTTCCAGGATTTCTTAAAAGCGTTTAGCACCATTTTGAAGTTGCGCTCAAAAAAGCCCATTTTCTTATATTCGTCTTGGATAAGCGGCACGGTTTCTTTATCGTTAAGGAGCGAGTACGTTTCCGGGGCGGCGTTTTGTAATACGTCCAGTTCCGCCTTACCGGGCAAGGCCTGGTGTTTTTGGAAGTCCTCAAAGTTCGCGCTGATAAATTCCGGCGCGTACCCGGTTTGTTTGCTGAGGCGTTGCACAGTGGCCTCTCTATCCGGGTTGAGTTGGCTTGCGCTTTCCAGGTTATCTGTTACGGTATGGTGTCGGCGCGAGGGCAAATTTTCCACCAGTAAGCCGCCGTAGGTTGGCCCGGCGGCCTCGGTGTCAAAGTTGGTTTGCGGTACTTGTGCGCTCGGCAAATCGTTTTTAGATAATGTCATCGTATTTCTCCTGTTCATCCGGGTTGATAAACAAATGCACCCCTTTCATAATTTGCTTTTGGGCGGCCAGTTTTTGGGCCGCGGCTCTTGCCTCTTTTTGTTGTTTTACGCTTTCGCGCAGTGCTTTGGGGCTCTTTTCGCCACGGGTGGAGTAAAAATAATCTATCGCAAAGTCCATATCCTCCGTGGTAGGCACTACTTTATTTTCAAGCATCCAGTTAATCGCGTCGTTTTCCGGCGTGCCCGCGGTAAAAAGTTTTTGGCCGCCGTATCGTTTCGTCCAGTCCTCCAAATCGGCCTCACCCCACTCAAAGGACGGATCGGCCTTTTCCTGGCGTACGGCCTGGGAAATCAGTTTTACATAGTTCCCGCCGTCCGGGTAGGAGCGCATATAGTCGCCCATGACGCGCTGTTGTTCTAAGTTCAAAGACGAGGTAGCAAGGTATTTTTCTTTGCTAAACCAGCCGCCCGTTTTTTGTAATAAACTGTTGGCGATGCTTACCATTTCCTCCGGCTTTTTTCCCTGGCTTTGCCGTTTGACTTCCAGCATAAACATAGCCCGGTCGGCCGGGTCGCTTATTTTACGTTTAGCGTCGGCCTCAATTTGTTTGAGCACAAAAGAAGTTCCCTGTTTTTCATCGGTGCTTTTGTAGCACTCTTTTACCAGGGCTTTGTAGTCGCTTGCGTTTAGGCGGCCGTTGGTAAAACTGCCGCGTACTTCGTCCTCGTCGACACTTCCGTCACTAATCCCTTTCCACAAGCGCAAGTATTCCTCCGGGTCGCTGTGTGCGGCCTGGCCGCGTGTAGAGTGCTCCTTAAAAAGCGTTTCAATAAATTTCTCTTTGGTAAATTTATCTTTGCTGTCATTGGCGTACTGAGCGGCCAGTTTGAGGCCCTGTTCTAAGGTGCCCGCGCCGCTTACCAGTTTATCGGCGGCGGTGTAAAAGTTTTCGTCACGTTCACGGTTGCGTTGTTCCTTAAAACGCTTTTCGTCAGCCATGCGGGCTTGTAGGTCTTTGAGCAAATCGTCCTGTATGCTTTGCTCGTACCCGGTGGCGGCAATCACGCGCTTAGCGTAGTTCAAATCCACCTCACCCGTGGCCGTGCGCACTTTGCTTGCCTCGGCCCACATGTCCGTTTTAAGGTTGTTGACGACGGCGGTTTTCACTTGTTTAGCAAGTGCGCGGCCTGTTTTTACGTCTATTTTGTCGCGGTTGGCGGTCAAAACTTCGGCCGCTTGTGCGGGTTGGTCGCGCTCCAAAAGCGTGCCTACGGCTGTGCTCACGGCTTGGCCGTTAAGCGCGTACAAATTAGCCTCCTGTACTTCGGGCGGTAAGCCGTTTTGCATCCAGTTGGCTTTTGCTTTTTCGGTCATTAAGCCGAGTTGCTCGTTCAATGTTTCCGGGTTGGCGGCCACACGTTGCATAGCGTCCTCGGTAAATGCTTTTGTCAAAAGGTCATCCGTAGCGCGTTGCTCTTTAAGTTGGTGTTGGGCCACACGGTTGTAATTGTTTTGAAAATCTTTTTCAAAATATAAACGCAGTTCCTCGTATTCCTCCGGGTTGGCGGCGGTGGATAGGTGCTTATCCATAAGTTCTTTTTGGCGGCTGGAATAGGCCTCGGCTATACCATCCGCATCGTTGTATTGTTTGGCTAAAAGTCCGCCGTCAATACGCTTTCCGTCCGGGCCGATTTTCCCGTTCAAAATTTCGTCATTATCTTTTTGCCAGTTTAACTGGGCCGACGTTAAGCGCAAGTTGCGGTTGCGCACTTCAAATCGGTGTGCGGAGCGTTCCATTTCGCCCGCCATTTGGCCAACGGCTTGCGCCAGGTGTGCCCCGGCTTGTGCCTGTTTTTCACCAAACGCACCACTTACGGGCGTAGGGGCTTGCGGCCGGGCTACGTTAATTTGCCCAGGGGCTACTTGGTTTTCGTATTGCGGTACTTTCATTTGGCACCTCCCCACATCCCGGCCACCATAGCGGCCGAGGATAACATAGAGGAATAAGCGTTAATACGTCCGGCTTTTTTGGCGTATTTCCCGGCAATGCGCATTTGCTCAGCCTGTCCCTTCGCGCCTACTTTGTTAAGTTCGGCTTGCAGTTGCATTTCACCTGCACGCGCGGAGGCCGTGCGTTTGATAAAATCTATGTCCTCTTTTTCAGCGCGCAAACTGTCTAGCACCACATCTTCAAAGGACACACTACTTAAATCCGTTCCGTTGGCCGCGGCGGCTACTAATTGTTTGCCGTAGTTTTGCCGTCCGGCCCGGCGGGCCTGTTTTACCTGGAAAGCGGCGTTTTGCAAGTCGTATTTAATTTGACGGTTGCTGCTCATTTCGTCTAAGGCGGCTTGTGTTTCTACCGCGCGGGCTTGCGCGTTAAGGTTGGCTTGTTCGGCGCGGGCGGAGGTAATCGCGCTAGACGCGCTCATAATCCCGCTACCGATAGCAAGGCCCGTTCCGGCCCCGCGCCAAAATTGCGGGTTTTTATAAAACGCTGTTTTTGTTTGTGTGGCGGCCGCCTCATTGGCGGCGGAATTGTTAGCGGTACACATTATTTTTTCCTCCGTATTTCAAATAGAATAAAAGGGTTTCCGTTGGGGGAAGTGGCCTTTTTTATAAACTCGGCTCCTAAAAATGTCAGCAAGCGGCGGGCTTGCGGGTATTGTGCGTCCACGGCATTGTAAAGTACTGGGTAAATATCCAGTAGCCCATCCACCACCATTTTGCACGTTTTTACAAAGTCCTTTTTAGCGGTGTTGATTTCCGGCGTTCCCAACAGCCACACCCGCGCCCGGCGTGATAAAATACCATCCGGCCTAAGACCAAATAAACACATAGGCACGCCGTCGTGTAAAGCCGTAAAAGCAAACGTGCTCACCTCCACACTCTCGCGCACTACCGCGGCCGGATCGGTTAGCCCGGCGCGTGTCATTTCGTCTATGTCGCCCTGGCGCAAGTGCGCGGCTACATATTCGGTATGTTCCGGGAGTGTGCGGGCAATATGTATCATACGTTCCCCACACTAGCACACGGTACAATAGCCGTTACTAAAAGCGGGAGCGGATCGCGTTGTTCCACAATTACGGACGGCATTTGTTCGTAACTGGCCCCAAAGGTAAAGCGTACGTCTTCCGAAACAAGTTCCTTTCCCTCGTTTAGTGTAATCGGGTATTCCGGGCTCCATGTTTCCATAAGGTCAGCATCGGCTCCCACACGTGCGTTGCGGCTATCCACAAAACACACGAGCGCGCCAATAAAGCGTTTCTTTTTGGCCATAACCGAGCCGCTATCGGTATTCAAATCACCGCTTAGCGTGCGTAAGTGTGCTGTATAAGGCAATCCCACGTGCACCACGCTGGCGGCGGCGGTGAGTGTAATTTGCCCGTTTATTACCGTTTGGCGGGGGCATACTTGGCCGTCGGCCAAAATAGCCACTTCCTTGCCATCTAGATAGTCCAGCCCGCTAATCACGGTAGCGGCCGCGCCTCTGTATGTCCGGCCGCAATCTACGAAAAACTGCTCTTTGGGGTCTTTGCTTGCCAAACGGTCAGCCATTTTTTCCACATAGCGGGTGCCGCCGCGGTTGACAATTAAAAATAGTTCATCGCGGCTTTTTCCGGGAATACAACAAATGCTTTCCACCAGGCCGTCGGTTTGCATTTCCGTCCAGGCAAGCACATTTTCGGCGTGCACATAAGTAAGGCACAATAACTTTCCGCTGGCTAGCAGTACCCACAAAAGCCCGTCCGGCTCCTGTTGGTAGGCCATTTCTATCACTCGTTCATTGTCAAAAAGGTGGGCGGCTATCCAACACAAATTATCACCGTGTACCACATCCGCGCTATAATCATAAGCGGCATCGCGTACTTTTGTTCCTTTCGGCATAGCGTAAATAGCACGGCTCCCAATAACTGCCGGGCGCACATTAGAGCCGCCGTCCGATGTTTGTTTCGGCATACCGCAATCGGCGGGGGTCATTACGGCTGAATCGGAGGCAAACGTGCCGGCGGCTGTAAAAGCCACCAGATTTTTCATACTCCCTAGCGCGTTAATCGCGTTAATACCATCATCGCGCAAGGTGGTAGAAAATCCGTCGCTATCCTCTAACGGGGTAGAAGTGGCAAATGAATGGCTGTCGCCAATTTGCGTACCTTGCACACTATCTAATTGCCCCCAGGTCAGGCGGCCGCCGTGTTGGGCCACGCAAGAGGGCCAGCCGTTTTTGGTGCTCCATGCGCCCTCGCTCCATTTTGGGGTGGTGTTAATGGTAATTTCTTGCCCGGCCACGTAGTCATAGCCGCGCACTTGTATTTGTACTAAGTGCTTAGGCGACGTGTTGGAGGAGGCGGAATCAGCCGACACGGAGAAATTTATTTCACTGGCCACTACCGGGGCTACGTTAAAAATACGCCACGTTTCCTTATACGTTTGTCCTCCGGCGGTAAAGGTGACTTCTTTTCCGCGTTGCACGCTACGCACATTAAAAGCGCCCGCGCTCGTATTCGGTGCCAAAATAATGTTGTCGTTAGAAGCGCTATTGCCAATAGCCCCCTCAATGTTATGGCCCAAAATAGCAATAGAAGTTATCACCACCGCAGAGGGGAACGTGTAAGAAAAGCTGCCGTGGTCTTGGTCGGTGTTGTTCACCATAGAAAATACGGTATCGTTCTTTCCGTCAAGCACTTTCCAAAAGTCGGCCTGCAAACTGTTATACGTGCCGGAGGGGGCCGCGGCGCTTGTAAAGGTAGGTATGCACGACTTGTATTCCCGGCCCGTAGAAAAGTAGGTTTCCAAATTCTTGGTATCATTTACAAGCGTAGCGGCCACTTTAAGCGGGCTCACGTACTGGGTGATTTTGTAGAAAATACCTACTTCCCGCTCCTCGCAGTCCAGGCGCAAGTAACAGTGGCCGTTGGTTACGGTCGGTTGTACGCGGATCCACCACAAGCCTACCGGGATAGATACCACATCGTTAGCGTTAAAACTATTCACGTCCTGGTCGGCCGCGGTGTCGTGGTACATAATGCTACTAATCGTGTGTAACGTCATCCAGGAGTTTTCATCGTTCGGGTCAGCGGAGTATTGTATTTCCACTTTGCCGCCCCACGTTCCTGTTGTTTGTACCACCATTTCCCCGGTCATAAGCATAGCCGAAGAAATGCTTTGACTTTGCGTCGTATATTGCGGGGAAAAGTTCACGGCTTTAAGGCGGTGTTTAATTTTCCACCACGCGCCCACGTCGCCCGCATTAAACAAATCGTTTTCGCACGTCAAATAAAATTTTCCGGCCGTGCTGTTATAGCAAGCGGAAATTTTAAGCGACTCGTCTTTGTTTTCCCGGTTGAGCGGGCCATACATAAAAACGTAGTCGGTAAATTTCCAGTCGGTATGTCCGTAGCGTTCCAGTTGTTTGGGGCGTTGGCCATTGCGCGCAAAATACATCACATCGGCCGACTGACAGTAATATAAATCTTGCAGTTCACCCTCGGTCAAATCGGTTTCTACCTCGTACACTAAATCGTGTTCGTCAAGCAGTTGCCCGTTTGAATTGTAAAAGCGGATGTACCCAGCGCCTACCTCTAAGGCGTAGGCCTGTGTTTTACTAAACACAAACGGCAAAAGCCGCGCTTTTTGGGTAGCGTCCGGCATTTTCTTAACCGGGGCCAGCATAAGCGTGCCGGGGCGGTTGGCCACGCCGCCTTGCGGTTGCACATAAAAGTTCACGCACTCGCGTAGCCAGGTAGAAAATTTCTGTTGGTCTATGCGGTGCCATAATCCGGGTGCGGCCACGCCGCCATTAAGAGAGGGTTGTAGTAAATGTACGGGCATTAGCGCGCCTCCAAAAATGCACTTGTTTTTTCCGGCACTTCAAACTGTTCAATTTTGTTTGCTTGCCGGGCCTCGTCTAATTTGCTTTGGTATTTGGAAAGCATTAGTTGCGCCATGTTACTATCACCCGTTATCGGTACGGCCAGTTCGGCGGCCAACAGTAGCACAAAGCACGCCACAAAAGCCGGGTCAAATAAAACGGTGTTTTCCTCGTCGGCCACATAAAGGGCCTTTGCGTTTTCATACATGCACGCTACCAGTTTATTGCCTTGTTCATCGTTAAAAAAGTTATAGGGGGAATGATAGTGCAAAGGTATGCCCTCGTAGGCGATTTTTTTAATAAATAAACTATTGCTCGGCAGGGCAAACACATACGGCAAATTTACCGACGGACTTTCAACGGTACTGGCGGCCAATTCGGCCCAGCGCATAGCAAAAGCCCAATCATGCGCGCGCAGTAAATTACGGCGCACAAAATCATACATCAAATTGGCAGTACGGGCGGTTTGTGTGTTTTCGCTTGGCGATGAAACAAGTTTTTGACCCAAGTTAGCCAGCGCCAAATTGATAATAGAAGTTTTAGAAATATCGTTTGCCATAATTCCCCTTGTACCCCGCCGGGGGAGATTAGCCCGGCGGGGTTTGGTTTTGCGTTAGTCCAAGCCAATGTTCGGGTTATCAGTAATAAATGCGCTGATTTTCCCGGCAGTGGCGGTGCCTGCTACGGTGTATTTCATACGTAAGTAGTCTTTGAGCCCGAGCGGTAGCGGGATAATCCCCAACATACCCTCGGTCAAAGAGGCCACGGGATAGGTGGGGAATGTCGCTAGCGTTTCGGCAGACGAGAACGCGGATGCGTCGTCGGTTTCCACCGAGGGCGTTACGCTGGTAGCCCCGGCAAATGCGCTGTCTACACGCACTACCAGGAACAAGCGGTTAGGCACATCCCCGCCGTTGGTTTTAACGACGTTGGTGCTGGGGGCCGTTGTGGTAACGGCTTGTGCATCAGAAAATACTAAGGAATTATCAATCATTTTCCTCACCTCCTTAGTTATTACCGACCAGCGACTCAGTGTTGATGATTGCGTCGCAGATATGCACCGGGATTTCGTCCACGGACAAGATAGGCTTTGCGCCCGGTTGGTCGGGTGCGTATTGGACGTTGGCTTTTTTGCCTAACTGTTTACGCAAGGCACTGCGTACAGTTCTGTTCATGTAGAGCACGGCTTTACCAACGCCGATTTTTTGGATTCTTTCCTCGGCGTCTTGGATAAGCCCGTATAAGTCCACATTGGCTAAGTCGCCCGTGTTGATGTTGGCTACGCGGGCCGCATAACGCCAATCCTGTACCGCTAAGCCGATTTGCCACTCAAAGTATTCCTTGTAAGCAGGATATTCTTTGTTGGTAGTGGTGTCTAAGTGATTGACCAGGCCAAAATCTTGGCGCGAGATACCCGCCTTAGACCCTTTGGGGAAGAAGCCGTACACTTTGTCGCTATCCCAAACCACCAAATAAATGGAGGTTTTGTCTTGGGCGGCAGTACCGCCTGCGTTGACGACGTTGCGGGAAGTATCTACGGAGGATTTGGTGGTATTATAGTATTCGGACAAGCCGACGCATTTTTCCAATTCCTTTTTACCGCCGTAGATTAAAGCGTTAGCGACGGTGTCGCTCATGCCCGCAATAATGCCTTTACTTTGTCCGGCGCGGACCGCGTCCACATGTCCGCCCTTTTCCGCAATAAGTTTATCCACCACGCTGTAAGCACCCAACGTGCCGGGGCGGGCCAAAACCACTTTTTGGGTGGCTTTTTCCGCATCTACGCCTTGATAGGCGCGCCGCCAAGTTCCGGCGGGAATCCCGGTGCGCACTGCGTATTCGTGGCCGCTGTCTAGGTTGCTTTCTCTAATAAGCATATCGCCAATAATGTCATTGGTTTGGCTCAAAACTTCCGCAACGGCCAACTCTTGCCCGTCAGGGCCAAATTGAGCGGCGGCATCACGGAGGTTATACATTTGGTCAGCAATAATTGCCATGTTGTTTTACCTCGTTTTAGTTTGAACGTTTCCCGTAAAGGGCTTGCGCAAACGTGACATCACCCTTTGCGGCTCCGTTAGAGTTCACTTGCTTATCCTCTTTAAGCAGTGACCCCGCTTGAAAGAACGCTTTTACCATAAGGGGATGGTTTCCCAGGCCCGTCTGGTCTAAGAGCGTGCGCAGTTCATCGCCGCCAAATTTATCTATCGCTTTTGCGCAAGTGGCCATTACGATAGGCAATTTGTCGCCGTGTTCCTGTTTTACTTGCTCTTGCCAAGCCGCCGCGGCAGCAGCCGCTCCGGCCGACAAGCGTTCGGCCTCAAAGTCCAAAATACGCTGGGCATCTTCGGGCTTTAAGTTTATGGTTTTGGCCAATTCTTTGTATTTGGCCATTTCTTGTGCATCTACCGCCGCTCCTCCTGGCAAGGATAAATCCTTATACGGGTCTTGCGGTGGGTCCTGCTGTTGTTGTCCGTCGCCGGGTTGTTTTTTGCCGCCGTCCGGGTTGGTGTCAGCGGAGCCATCAGTGCCGGGCTTTTTGCCGTCGTCTGCTTTGGCTCCCCCAAGCAAAGAGTGTTTGTTATCCGCCTTGCCGTCCGGCCCGGTGGGGGGATTGTCCGTGCCTTCGGCCGGGTTATTGTCAGCGGGCGGGTTATTATCTCCGGCCGTTGGTTGTCCTCCGGCTGGCGGGGTATCCGTACCGCCATTTGCGGCGGGCGGCGTTCCGGCCGAGCCCGCATCGGCCGGGCCTCCGGCCTGTTCCATCAGCATACGGATAAGTTTGTGTCTGTTCATTTAGTCATCCTCCACGTTTTTTAGGTCTGTTGCTAACTGCTTAATTTCCGCCTCGTATTCCTGTTTCATTTGCTCATACGCGGCGGGGTCTGCTTTACGTACGAAATCCTCTATCCAGTTGCCAAGTGCGCGCATAGCGCAGTTGTACGCAGTAGCGTGGGTATCGCCCCGCACAAAAGCATTTTGACGGTGATTAGTGGCCAAGAAAAGCGAGTAAATCACCCGGCGCCCCTCTACCAAATTGAGTACGCGCCGCCAGTCGTTAATCGTACGCCGCTCAATATCGCGCGTGCGCTTTTGTTGAAATTCGGCTTTACTCATTTACGCCTCCTTGCGCTACCACATCTAACGCACTCCCGGTGTTAAGCGGGGTATCGGCCAAGGTCTTGGCACTTTGTACGGCCTGTGCAATTTGCGCTTGCTGGGCGAGGGCCTGTTGTTGTTCGGCTCTTGCCTGGCGGGAGGCCTGTACTTCTTCCTTCGGGCGTACCATTTTGGGGGTTGCGCCAATGGCCGTGAGTCCCTCGCGCAAAGCCCCGTCAAAATCCACCACGTCTAACACTTCGGCTTGCGCGTTAGCGGCTTGCACTTGTGCCAGTTCGGCGGCAAATTGCGCCCCTTGCCTAATAGAGTTAAGTGCGGTTGCTTTTTGTGCCTGCGCAATCATAGAAATATAGGACACGTTAATATCACGCCCCTGTATTTCCTCCGGCGGCGGTGGTAAAATTCCGGCGCGGGTGCAGATATTAAAAGTGCGCTCAATAAGCGGGTCCAACAGTTCGTTTTTAAGCCGTTCCAAGACGGGCCCCAACATCATCATTTTTTCTTGCGTACGTTCGGCCACTTCGGTAGCGGTCATTTTTCCAGCGTCAATGTTAGAAATCATCAAGAACATGTCGGCAAAAAATTGCTCGCTGATACGCTGGCGGGTTTGTTCTATGGAGTATTCCAAACTTTTAAGGTCGGGTTGCACCTGGTACACGGGCCGCACGGCGGAATCGGTCGTGTCGCTGTGGCGGGTAAGGCCGCCGGGCATGAGGTTAATTTCGCCTTGCACTTTGTTAGATACCATAAGCGGCGGGTCTATACTCTTGTCTAAGGCCTCCAATTTTTTCTTTTGCATTTTTTGGAGCATTTTCACGTCGCCCAGCACCGTCCACCCTGGCCCGCGGCCGTAGGTATCGTTGGGGCGTTTGACTTCCCAGCGGCTTGCAATAACCGGGAAATCCTCATAGCCCGACTCACGTAAAAAGCGTTCTTGCCCGTCCATCCAATACACGGACACAAAGGGCATATTTTTATTGCCAATGGCTCCGGGCGTGCGCTCGCGGTTAGGCATAATGAGGTGGTGCACTTTATATTGGTTGGTATATTTTTTATCGTTGTACTGTTGGGCGATGGCGTGCGGTACGTTTTCCAGTCCAAACTCGCCAACCAGTTGCGCAACCGTCATGTAAAATTCCCGGCCGTAGGTATCAATGCGGCCGCGGTTGTTGTGCGCAAGCATAAATTCGCCGATAGTAAGCGGGCGGCAGTGGATAACCGTTTCGTAATCCTCCTCTACCACAAAAGCCCCGGTGCAAAATACGGCTATTTCCTCGTAGAAATTACGCAAGCACGCATACAGGTTGCTTTTTGCAAACACGCGCTCAATGACTTGCTTTACGTCATAAAGCCAGCGTTTGACGGCGTTGGTTTGCTCTTGTTGCGGGCCGTCTATGGTGAGTTCAAACCAGGAGCGGGAGGGCGAGGTTAAGCCGCTCATCATCCCGGCGGCCAAGATAGCCACGGCACGGGCGGCGGTAGAATCTAAAATTGTTTTCGCGTCTATCTTTTGGCCCTGTTTGCTTTTGGCCTCGTCGTCAAAACTGCCGGAAGTGGGAGCCAAATAGCGGGCTAATTCTTTCCACGCGGCTACCCACAAATCATATTCGCTTTTGAGTTGGCTAAAAATGCTGTTTGCGTCGCTTATTTTCATAATTACCCCAATGTCGTGCGGCTTGCGGCTTGTCCGGCAAGCGAAGTTCCGGCGGTACTCGGGGTACCGAGTGCGCCCGTGCGGCTGGTAAGCACGGTATTATTGGCCACGGCCGTACGGCGCTTGCGTTCCTCATCGGCGGCGGCAGAATCGGTGCGGGTGGTTTGGGCCGCGCCTTTGGCCTCTACGAGTGCTTTTTGTTTGCGCTCGGTTTCCTCCTGTACTTGTTGTTGCTGGCGTGCCGCTTTGCGTTGGTCATGGGCGTTTTTGGCGCTCATACCGATACTAGCGGCGGCGGTTACAATTCCTACTACGGCTGATACTGGGTCGCACATATTGCTTACCTCCTGTTAAATAACGTCGTAATTCATCTTGGCAAAGGCGGGGCGGCCGCGCTTGCCGTAAAAATCTTTCGGCAGTGGCAAAATCATAGAGGCCATAACGGCCGCATCGGCAAAGTCCGGGCTCGTGCCGGACTCTTTGCGCCACTCTTTTTTGTTTTGGAGCACTATTTGCCCCTTGTTGTTAAATTCGTAGAGCCGCGCGCCCAGTTCCCCTAGCACGCGCTCATCACGGATAAACACTTTCCCGGCATCAGCATCACGGGCCAGGTCAAAATACCCTTGCGTCGTCATATTGCCGTAAGGCCCGGTAATGGTTTTGTTGTGGTACTCCTCAAACAAAATGCCGCGGCCGTCGCATTGGGCGCACACGTTGTCAATAATCGGCCCGCCCACGCCGTCGCCGTCCATGGCGCATTGGTTGACGTTGTGGCGGGTAAGCACATCGGCAATTTTACCCTGCGTAAAAACCGCGTCCATTCCGGCCCAGGACTCCACGCATACCTCGGTAAGCGAGCCGTCCTCTAATCGGTCAGCCACAAAGACCACATTGTTATCCCCGCCAAATCGCGCAAGGTCAATTCCGGCCACGCGGGCTACGGGCGGCACGTTAGCCGGGGCGGCTTGCCGCATTTTTTCACCAGCGCCGCGTGCAAAGACTGAGTTAAAGGTACTCACAAAAGCATTTTCATCATTCTCGTACTCTTGCAAAAACATACCAAGGCCCACATCATAGCCGCGGCGGCGGATATATTCCTGTTTGATTTGCTCTAACTGTTCAGCCGTAAATACGCCCGCCTCGCTTGCGCGCACGTTGGAATAAAACCAATTCGGGTCGCCTTTGGCGATGTGGGCCAGTTGGGTAAAATGGTTTTGGCCGCGCACCGTAGAATTGAAAATCGCCCATCCGTTGTTTTCATCTAGGATAGGGCTTAGATAATCCCACGCTTGCGGGTCGGAGAGGGCATACTCGCTAAACACAATACCCGCCGGGTTAGAGCCGACGAGTGCGTTATAGTTATCACTTCCGCACACTTGCCACACGGAGCCGTTCTTAAAAACAATTTTCATCTCGCTTTCATTTACGCGGGCGCGTATTTCCTTGGGGAACGCCTCATCAATACGGCGTAGCCCGGTGTGTTTGTTGACCGCGTCCCAAATGGCTTTACGGGCCTGTCCGTATTGTGGGAGCATAAACCAGTACGTACCGGGAATTTTCATCAGTTGAATAGCGGTTTGGTGCAGGCAAGCGTCGTCTTTGCCATGGCGGCGCGGCCACATGAGTACGGCACGCTTTCCGCCGCGCGCAAAGTAGCGGAAAAAGGGCAACTGGTACGGCCGCGGTTTCCAGTTGTTTGGAATTAGAACGGAGGTCATTTTGCCACCTCCCCGGTTTGCGGCGTACCAGTTGCTTTTTCACCCGTGGAGGAGGCCTCGGCGTTAGCATAGTCCACCGTTTGGACGACTAAGGCCGGGCCTATATTCACGCTCGTTTCTTTTTCGGGCTTAAAAAGTCCGTGAATTTGTCCTATCTGTTTAAGTGCGTCTAAGGCATCCTTGCCCGTGCCGCGGGCGATATTGGTAAGCCGTTGGAAAAACTCCGTCGGAGACATAAGGGCTTTCTCGGCTACTTCCTTTTGCAAAGCATCTATCCTTGCCCTAATCTTGCCCTCTTTTGCAAGGCGGGAGGCCTTAGGGTAAATGGTATTTAAGTTATCCGTTTTACAACCGGGGTAGGCGGCGCGGTAGGCCTCGGTTTTGGTATATCCGGCGGCCACGAGGTTAGCAAAAATCTCTTGGGCTAAGGTAAGCCCGGCGGAGGAGCGGGGGTTTTTGGCTGTTTTGGCCGCTTGTTTGGCGTTCCAGTCGGCCCAGCCCTCAAATAAGCAAAGTTGCTTATCGGGCGCAGGCACGGCCTTAGCGAGCAAGTTTTTAGTTTCTTGCTCTATTTTCTCAAAAACGGCCTCGCTAACTGGTTGCCCCTTTTTGGCCATAAAAAAACCGCGTCCTTTTGTGAAAATTCCACAAAAGGGAAACGCGGTAAAAATTTATGAACCAAAAATTTATTTACATCAATTCGCGCCGGAGCGCGTGTCAGATAATTAAGTATAAGTAATTTTCTTAAAATAGTCAAATCCAGTCAAAGCAAAACCCGCTTTCCGACGGTGGAAAGCGTGGGCAAATTAAAACATTTGTTGCAATTTATCACATGGGCGGATTATTACGGGAATATCCCTGTTTTCGCAATGTAATGCATACATAAAAGGAAACAAACGTTGCTGCAAATACCATTTTAACCAAGTCGTATCATAGTCTTGCAATGCAGGCCAACGAATCACATCTTTAGAAAATGCAACTATACAATAAGGGATATTTGCCTTAGAAATATCCGTATAATCAGCGAAATTTTTTATAGAATCTAAAAATTTTTTTACCAACTTTTTCCGTAACTCTTCTATCTCTGTTTTCAGCTCCTTCTCTTTAGGTTTATCCTTTAGAAACCAGTTCAACGCTTTTAGTTCAATAAAAACAAGTTTTTCGTTTTTGTGATACAAAACATCACACCTTTTATCGGGGCTAGTGCGGTAATTTTGCTTCATAAACGCTTCAAAATCAAAGAAAGGCAATCCCAAATACAAAGAGCCGTTACATTTCTTATCATCAGGTATTTTTTTACTTTGCAAGGAACAACAAGAACAAAATTCCGTAGAGATTTGCTTCATACATCAAACTCCTAGAAACAATTTATCCATCGGTTCCACCAAATTTTCAGAAATACGTTCTATATTGTCGGTAACATCAGTTAACGTGCTATAGTTTTGGCCTTCTATTTTTTCTGCTAAGTAGAACGAGGTTTTCTCGTTAATGTTATATTTTCTTTCATAAGCCGCCAATGCTTGGATAAAGGTCGGGCTATGGGAAGTCAAAACGACGGAAAACCCTTTGCTGACCAAAAGGGACACCATTTCCGCATACTTAATTTGCCATTCCGGGTGCAAATGATTTTCCGGCTCATCTAAAATCAGCAATGAATCCTTTGTTAAATAATCTTTTTTGAGCAAAGAGAATATCAACGCAAAAGATTTAATTCCACTAGCCACATCAAGCAATGTTAATTTAGAAGAATCCGAATCCACTTGATAACAAAAATCATTTGTTTCAGAATCAAAAGAAAATTTTGCTTGTTGAAAAATTGTCTTTTGGATAAATTCCAACATATCCGTATTAATGCTTATACGGTCTGATGCCTTGTTTGCATCGCGGAACACATACATTAAATTTTCCCAATTTGGTTTATCAAAAGCAAATACTTTTTCCAAAACAAAAGGAGATTCTATATAGATGGGTTTGCCATATAAACTTTTTGCTTTAATAGGTTCCAACTTGAAATCAGTTACATCATTATTTGCTACAACAGTTTGCAAAATGCGATATTCTTGGTTTATAACGCCAATACTTCCTTCTTCATGATATTTAGAGTTATTAATAATGCTAGAAAAAATTGATTTCAAATGAAAATCAAAAGCCAATCGGGCCTTATTCTCATCAGAGGTTTCCCTCATTTTTTCAAAATGGGTAATAATTGCATCAACAGATTCTGCCACTTCAGTTGGAAGCTGTTCAGCAAAGGCCTCTCTGATTTTTTCCAATAAATTCAAAATGTTTGCTTCCGTTAACTTTTCTTTATCCCGCAAAAAAGCAGGCTTGCGTAAATAATCTATTACAGAACCAATCTCTTTGGAAAAGTTAACATCCGGCACAGAAACAGCGTTTACTTTTTGCAGAAGTGGAAGAAGTAAATTTTGGCGGATATAAGTCAACTGATTATTCGCAAAAAATTCTGAATATGTGCCTAAAGCTATAAGCAGTGCATATAATACTTTGCCAACGGTAGATTTTCCCGTATCGTTTTTACCCGCAATAACGGTTAAACCATTAACTTTAATGTTTGCGTCTTTAATTTTTCCTATTTTATTAATGATGAGTTCCATAGCACAATCCAAAATAAATTACAATCTTTCTATAATAGTATACTAATTTTGCAGAATTTAAGCGAAACAAAGCAGAATTAAGGCAAGTAAAAGCGGAATTTAGTGGGGGAAACCGGAAGCGGAAAAAAGAAGGATATTCTCAATGTATTAAACTTATAATTAGATTATACTATATTTCCTATTCTTTGTCAACCCACCAGTTTATTTAACACCGCCCGCGCGCCGGCGGGTGAGGTAAACAAGTCATCTTCCCACACGCACACGGTTTGCCGGCCGCAGTCCACCCGCCACACGCCACGGCGGTATTCCAACGCCACCCCGTGGCGGATTGTAAACCCGTCAATAAAACAAACGGGCTTACCGGCCTTGCTCTTGTTTATAAATTTCTTCATAAACCTGTTCCTTTGTAAATTCTTTCTCGGTGGGGTTTCTTACCTGCAAGGCAAGCAGTGCGCGAATGATACGCACTTTAAGGCCCACGTCGGCTTTTCCGCCGTCGGTTTCGTACATCGGGCGGGGCAAAAAGAAATCGCGGCATTTGCGGGCAGAGCCCATAAAGAACGCATACGTCTTTTTTTGGTTGCCGGTAGCGTCCGTTTCCACAAACGCCTGTATTTTCCCGCAAGAAATGCAAATGTTTTTATAGCACACTATGTTATTGTCCGTCGGGCCGATGCGCAAAAATACGGGCATGGCGCATACGGTCGGCTCGCCGCAATACTGACAGCGCGGCACGGCTGATTTTTTTTCTATCTTTTTTCCAAACTCTCTTTTGTAATTAAATGTCATTTTTTGTTCTCCCTTAAATCGTCAATGTAAGAGGCCGCCCGCTCGGCTATGGCGCGCAAAGACGCGCACCCCAGCCGCCACCCGTGGCGCAGTACGGCAAAGGCTTCTTGCAAGTTTCCGCCGCATTTTACGACTATCTGCTCAAACAGCACGCGGTCGGGTTCAAACGCGCTGTTTATTTTTTGATTGTCGTTTTTGAGCAAGTCGGGGTTGGTGGCTTCCAGCCACGCCGTCAGCAGCACTTCCCGTTCGGTTTTTGGCTGCTTAAAATCAAGCGTGTAGTATTCTTCGCCGGACGGCAGTACATCTTCGTATCTTTTTTGATTGAGGTACGTTCTTGCGTGGGGCACAAATTTACCGTCCGCTTTTACCCAATCGCGCAGTTTCTTTTGTTTTTCCAAAGTCGGCAGAATATCAGCCGGATTGTATTTGCCGGTTGTCCATTTTTTTAAGGCTGCCTGTTTTCCTCTCTTGTTTGGATAGGCGTTCCAAAAAAGTTCAAAGCCAGCATCCTTTTGCGCAAGGGTTGGGGGATTATGGGGGTTATATATATTATTTATATATAAATAATCTCTATATAAAGGTGGTTGGTTCAAATTTTGAACCGCTACTGGTTCATTTTTTGAACCACCTTGGTTCAAATTTTGAACCACTGGTACCGGGATTGGTTCATTTTTTGAACCAGCCGGGACCATTTGGGTGGAGCCAACAAAATGGGCGGCCATGGCGGGCTCCAAAACGCTCGGAGCCGCGTTTTCGGTTTCGTTTGATAGTTGGGCCTCGTCCGCTGCTTCCGGCTCTCCCAAGGGCGTGTTTTGCCGAGGCTCCTGCTCTACATATTTTACGCGCAGCGCCCACGTGTTGCGGTCCGAAATATCCACATCCAGCAGCCCCAATTTTTCTAACTCACCTATCGCTTTGTAAAGTGTATTCCTGCTGACGGCACACTGCCGGGCCAATACACGGCTTGGCCGTTTTATCACGCCTTCGGGCCACAAAGCCACCATTTTTAACTTTTGATACACGCAAAAAAGCGCGGCATTCTCCCACAACTGCGGGATATCCGCCTCACTTCTGTAAATCCGTACGAACCCCTTACCCATAATCCCACTTCCTTTTGTACCCCGGCCCGGAGGCCGGGGTTATATTCTTTAATACGGGAGCGGCACTTTTTCTATTTCCGCCCGTAGTTCTAACACATGCAAGTATTCGCCCATCGCGCCCGCCTGGCGTTGTAATAATCCAAGCGGACAAAACGGCTTAAAACCACATGTGCCCGCCTCCATTTGAGTAATGACACGGTGCAATTTGCAATAACGGTCTTTTAGTTCCACGTACTCTTTTATCATACGCTCTTGCCACGGCTCCGGGGCGGCTACGCACATATCCGTTTTGTTTGTATCGGGTGCGCACATATCGGTCACTTGCCTTTTTTTTCCTTCCACTTTGTTCATAGTTTTACTCCTTACGTCTAATTTATTACATCGCAAATTTTCCCAGCATTATATCTACTATCAGTTGGCAAACTGCAAAAAGCGTAAATATAAACACGCCGCCTATTATAATTCCGGCGGCAATTTGCCCTAAAATATATATTTCACACTCGGCAAGGTGCGGTAATTCAATGCGTTGGCTCATCACATTACAAAACCCGTACCAAAAACTTTTCATTTTTTTATCTCTCTTTTAATCTGCTTATAACTACCAAATCTGTACTTTTATTCCAAAAGGCGTCCTTGCGGTCGCCTGGATAGCCAGCAAAACGCAAATTAAATCCATCATCAATATAACTCTGTAAAGTTTTTCCGTATTCCGGCTTGCGGTTGCGAGCAGGGGACGGTCTTTCCGGCCAAAAATCACAATCAAAAGCAGGGTTATATTCGCGTCCTCTTTTGACAAATATAGCGCCACCTTGCCCCCTAAACGGATGGTTAAATTCCCGGCTCGTAAAAACAACAAAAACACGGTGGGTACTGTTGGCAATTCTTAAAACCCTGTTATTTTGCCGGATATCCTCTTTTGTTCGTAAAAACTTTTCTTTTTTCATTTTTTACTCTATTGTTTTTTATTGTGGATAGTGCCAATGATTTCCGTTGTTTTGATGTATGTATGGAGCGGTTGACCAGTATCGTCTTTTAACCAGCCGCCCGTATTTTTATCCCGGCGGACAACCCCTACACATTTAACAGCAGAAATCTTAAATCTAACAATATCGCCCTCGTAAATAAGCCGCCCTGTTTTATCTTTAAGCCCGGTGCATTGTTCCAGCACGCAATCCTCCGTATTTGCCGGATTAGTGGGGGAAGTTCCAACACCGTCTAATGTGTTTTCAAAGACGTGTTTATCCGTAAAGCAATAAACGTCAAACATTCTTTTTGTGGGTTTATGCCACGCTCTAAATCGCAATACGTCGTTCATTTTTTGTTGAGTGGTTGTCATCGCTCCGCCTCCTCTTGTGTTTCGCAAAGGTCGCTTTCCGGCACATTGTAAGCAAAGCCTATTCCAGCCAGAGACCCAATATCATATGTTCCGTTTTCTTTTACGGCCAAAATAAATACGGGGCAAGTTTTATTATTCGGGCATTTGAGCCATAGTTCCTGGCCGGGCGTATACTTCATCCCGTGTTTATCCGCGACCGCTTTATCAATAATTGCCAAAGGATTGTGCGGTGCTGGTGGCAAATCACCAAACGCTGTACGCCAAGTTGATTTTTGTTTCATTTTGCGGTTTCCAATAGTTCCGGGTTTTCGTGGATGTTGCCTACGACCACCAGCCCACTTTCATAAGGACAATGTTCAATAACCTTTCCCAGCCACGCTTCGCCCGATTCATAGGGCAAAACAAAACACCCGTTATTAAACACTACGGGCCAGCATTTGGGCCCTGCGGCGGTGTCGTGCCGGATAATGTCGCCCTCGCAAATCGGATGTCCGTTTTTATCTTTTAAGCCTGTGTATTGCTCTATGCGGTCGGGTACAAGAAACATCCAGTCTTCACATAGCCCGTCGCCTTGTTTTTCTGCTTCTTCCAAAAACGCTTTTGCGTGCGCTGTCGGCAGTTTCCAGCTGACCTGTTCGCAAAGGTCATCGTAAAATATACCGATAGAATCATCGGCCTGGTGGACGATTCCGTCCAGCAGGACGGACAGTTGTTTTTCTTCGCCGTCCACGGTGCAGGTAAGCGACACCAGCGCGCGCAAATCAAATCTGTTTTTATTCATTTTGTGTCCTCTTGCTTTTCAGCTAATCTAAAAGAAACGTGCAGATTCCCCAAGTCGTAATTAAGGTTAATTTCGGCCGGTTTAGTTCCCAGAAAATCGGGGGAAATTCTATTGTTTACCAAGTTTGCCAAACCAAGGCAAACTGATACCAACTGCTCTTTGCTTATGTTCATTTTCACACCCACCAAAACAATTTTCCTAGCACTTCGCCCGTAAACTTGAACGGGGCCGCGATAATACTGGCCGCAACGTCGGCGGCTTGGTCAGTTAATTCGTCTATCTTATTCGCCATATATGCGCTCCTTTCTTTTTGAGTTTCCGGCGCAACGCCCGATTCATATATCCGGCCGGGATGATATAACTTGTACTACCGTTGCTTTTCAAATGTACTTCCGTCATTTACTGCCTCCTTAATCACAATATCGCTTTCTACTTCGTTGCCCCACACATCCCAACCGGGTGTTTTTTCCCTTGCGAAAAGTTCCACCGCGGGCAGATCCCCTAATAATTTTTTAATCTTTACGCGCGCCTCCGGCGGTTTTTGGCTATGCCGTCTTAACGGGCTAAAAATCAGTTGGCTGATTCCGGCGTTTATCCGGCGAGGATGTCCTTTTGTGGCGAGCAAGCACGGCTCCGTATTCCCGCGCGTCCAACGGCCCAGGCCCAAAAACTCACCAAATCCGCTTTTGTACGTCTTTACCCATTGAAAGGCGATCGTTTTGTATTCAAAGCCCCAAGCCTTAATTACATTTAATGCCTCTTGCAATTTCGGGTATGTCGCCCACATAAAAAGCACGCAATTTTTATCCGCTAAATCTTGTATCGGTAATAAACAAATATCCTTAGTTGTCATAGTTTGATATTGCGCGGCGGCCGCCCCCTGGCATCCCTCGTCCTTATAACTCCATGGCGGATCGGCGTAGATAATTTGATACTTTTTCGCCGTGCTCTCTCTCTCTCTCTCTCTCTCTCTCTGTAACGGCATAATTCATTGTACCCTCCGGCATTACAACAAATCCTCTAACATATAAATAAACCGCACGAGTACGGCTATGGTATCTAAGGCCTCGGCCTTTGCCTGTTCCAGGTTGCCATCATTTACGGCCTTTGCCACTTCGCCCAATTCCTCCGTGGCCAAACTAACGGCGTGTTGCGGGTTTTCGGCAAAGAACGGGTGCTTTTCCTCGGCGTGTTTTGTCGCCTGTATTATTTCGTTACATGTTTGTACTTTCATTTTTTACGCTCCAACGATTTTCAAAATTAGGGTCAATAACAACGCAAACCCCAGCACCAACACAACCCACCCCACCGGGGTAACATCGCGTACATCAAGCAGCCGCCAAGGCTGATTCGCCCGTAAAGCCACCTTTGCACGTGCCATGGCCGCACGTTCTCTTTGGTTAAATTTATATTTGCGTTTCCGTCTATGATTTCTTCCCATATTAAAAGCCTCCTTTTTCTTTACAGCACGGGCACAAGCGGCCGTGCGTTGTTTTGATTAAGTCCGTCTTAAAAAACTGGTCCCCGCAATGGGAACAGCAAGCAAATGCGCTATTTTTCATTGAATCCTCCCTTAAAATCCTTTTCCGCGATCCGCACCAAAACGGCTATGGTGTCGTAAATTTCGCTTTCCACCTCTTCCCAGTCGGCCCGGTCGTTAATGGCCTTGGCCACCTCGCCCATTTCCTCTTGGGCCAAACAAAGGGCGCGGCAGATGTTATCCGCAAAGTCCGGGTGTTTATCTCGTGCGTGTTTGGTGGAGCCAATAATAAGATTCATGGTGTTGGGTTTCATTTCATATCTCCGTAAAGCCGGCCACACTTACCCGGCTGCGTAAAACAAATAGCCCTTGCAAATAGTCCTTTGGCCACACAGGCGTGGCACAGGTCTTTGTGGGTAAAATTCCCGCAAACGGACGGACCAATGGCAAACGTGTCTATTTCCTGCGCCTGTCGCCGCCGGCTCATAAGAGCACCTCCGGCACATGGGGCGGCAAATAAGCGGGGATTCCCGCATCCCGGTACATTTTTACCACGCTTTCGTCGTCGTCCACCGCCAGTAGCGGCACCGGGCCGCCGGGGCGGCTTAATGCTTCCTGCCGTACAAGGCGCGACAGCATTTTTTGTTTTAACTGGTTGTCGTTTAGTTTGTTCCCCAGCGGGCGCATAAGCAGCCGGTCCACCGGCACGCCCTTTTCTTTCAGCCAGTTTAGCGTTAAGCCGCGCAGGCTTTCGCTGCGGGCAGTTAAAATAAATATGGCCACGTTGTCCATTTTCAGCGCACGGGCAAAACATACAAAATCCCATATCGCCACGGCGTTGCCGCACCGGCGGCCGAACAACGCATAATCCCTGTCGTCGCCGAACTCCCGGCGGAACGTGTTTTCGCAAAGCACGCCGTCCAAATCCAGCAGTACGGCCGCGTTCGGCGCAAAATCCGCTACTTCGGCGTTGCTCACTCGGTCGCATACCTCCGCGCTTCGCGCGCGTTCCTCCAGTATTACTCCCTCGTTTCCGCCTTGAATTAGCGCATTTTTCTTTGAACGCTCGCGCTGGCTTTTGTTATGTTTTTTCATTGGGGGTGGGCCTCCTGTTTGTTTAATTCCTCCCGGCACTTACGACATAAGCCAAGGTGCGTTTCCAATCCGGGCTTTAATATTTTTTTACAATGTGGGCAAAAGTCGCTCATGTTTTTTTCCTTATGCCCGTGCCGCGGGTTGCTTATTCTCGCGGATTGCTTTTTTAATTCTTGCCGATACCAAGTTAAAAAACGTAAACGCCATTTTGGTAGCCAGGCAGTCGTCTTTGCGGGAAAGCGAAACTTCAAAATCAGTAGCACCTATTTTCCCGGGTTGCGACTTAACGCCTATCACGGCAACATTTTTTCCGTCCTGTTCAAATGTGATTTTTATTTCAAAATGCTTTTCCATAAAACACCTCACGCGTTAAATCGGCCGGACGGGTGGGAAAGGCCCGCCCGGCGTATTTTCGGGCCGCGCCGGAAGTGAAAGCGCGGACGCTTGGTCTTTTTTGGCCAAGAAATTAAAAAATCTTTTCAGCGCGCCGGGCTTTTTTACGCGGTAGTTTTTGGCGTATTTGTAAAGGCTTTTTTGGGCGGCTTCGCGCTCGCGGTCATAGTACGCATCTTCCACGGTGTAAAACAAATCCCACTCGGCCAATTCTAGCAGGATTCTGTTCCCGTTTGGCGTGGGAACCCAGCACCAGTAAAACCAATAACCCACCACTTGGCGGGAGGATACCACCTCCGCCAGCAACTCATCGGCCCATCCGGCCACAGCGTGCCAACCCAAGTGCAGCAGCAGCGTAATAGCCACGCGCTGCGTGTGTACATATACTTTTTGTTTGTTGCAATTCCCCTGTATCATTTTCACTTCCTCCGTTTTAATACGCGGCACGGCGGTTATACATCTGCTCCACGTCGTCCAGCAAATAGACCTTGTAGCCCTTTACATAGCGGTCAAGCGGCCGAAGCCCCTTGCGTTTGTAGGTGGTGGCCAATGTTGGCAAAGAACATCCAAACAACCGGGCCACGGCCGTACGGGTCAAAAAGGTGTTCCCGGCCAAGTCGGTTATAATTTCTTTGTGTTTGGCCGTATTTTTGAATATCCGCACGTCAATTTTTTTGTACGCCATTTTTTCGCTTTTCATACCTTACCTACAAATCTTTGCGGCCGCAGCCCTTTTATGCTGTAAATTTGTTAAAATAAAAACCGTACAGGGCTCTGACAAGTTCCTATACGGTTTTGGTTCACAAAAGGGCGCGTTTCCCTTTTATGACTCAACAGCAAATTGTTTTCGCGTTTTATTTGTGAACCAAAAATCCCTTTTTATAGGAAACACAAGATATTTTATCTTGCGTAAAGATATATTATCTTAAAACAAGATAAAATGTCAAGGTGCATTTTTGCAAAGCGGGTTTTTATGACGAGAAAACAAAATGAAAATTTGATTAAAAAAATAAAAATCGCC